AGTGGGAGCGTCCCCTGTTGCCGGATACAAAGGGTGGCCAGAAGCGTAAACACCGTACCCAATTTCCCATTCGGGTTGAGTTTGATGAATTATCGCATAGTATGTGCCTGACGCATCTCCTACGCCAGAAGAGAAAGTCACATAGCCAGAGGGAGTTACATTGTTGAGCTCTATGTCGGATGTACCGACACTTGTCGTAATCTCCAGTACTCTGTCATTTATTTTTAATGCCATAGTAGTGTGTGGTCCTTGTTAATCCATAATTAAAAAGGGGAGAGGCAGCAACACTGTGTGCCACCACCTACTCCCCAATTTTAAACCTCTACAGGCTTAGAGAGAACCAAGCAGAACTCGACGGTTGTCGAGGACGGCAAATCCCTGCTCGGCCCATCCATACCATCCAGCGCGTTTCTGACGATGAAGGTTATCGTCTTCGAAAATCTGGACTTCTTGGCGAACTGGCATTACGAACGAGTCGTTGCGACTTAAGTCACAGCCAACTACAAGTTCAGTATCTCCAGAAGGAAGAGAACCACCAAGTTCGTTTGAATAGAACTTCTGGTACTCTTGGCCTTCTCCAAGTTCATCAATGTCGTGTAGGTTCACGCTAAATACACGGTTAATAACACCGTCTTCAGCAACGTAAATTTCACGACGAGTAACTTCGTCCACTTGGTCAACACCCCAGTTGCGGATGTCTTCCATAGCTTCAGGGCTAACGTAGAGGTCAGTCAACTTGCCACGATTGAGCGAGCTAGAGTTTCCTCCGCCGTTTCTTCGCATGACAGTTTTCATCAAGCTCACAAGTCGCTTGCTGAACTGACCAGCAGAAGCATCACTATCAAAAACGATGATATTACGGTCAACACCAGCACTCAAGAGTGTGTGCCATCCGTCATCATTCATTTTCTTAGTAAATTGTGCTTCCATAACTTCCATAGCACGACCAACAACATCCCAACGGGCGTCGCGAGCGAACTTCAGAAGGTAATCAATAGAGGCACCAATGTCATAGGTTGGGACAATTACGTAATCGCCTTCAACGTGACGTTCTGGAATGCGTCCATGATTAGGAATGGTATAAGCAACAAAATCCTTTTCGGAGCCCGGAGAAATGAAATCTAACGGGAACTCAGTTGAGGCTCCTGCTTCCATTTTAATGGGTTCAAAGATATTGTTGAGAATATCGCCAGAGAGCAAACCTTTTCTCAAAGGTAACTCAAGAGCTTTTGCAAGCTCGGCGGTAGCTGCCAAAGCTACTTCTTTGCTATGTGAACCAGAATCTCGGAGAACCTGATTCATCTCAGCTGTTGGCGTAAAAAGTTTATCAGCCATTTTAAATCTCCTTTTTCAGGGTTAAGCAATGTCGATGTAAACTTTAGCGTAACCATCGGCGTCTTCTGTGCTTAAAAATCTACCAACCAACTGGTTTTGCGCGCGAATAGCGACTTCCACTTCTTGCGGAGTACCACCTTGCGTATATGGGTTAGTTGTAGAAATTAAACCGGAAGAAGCAACATATGCTGGAGCACCAACAGTAGGCTTCGAGTTTACTTCAAGTTTATTAGTAACAACCCAACCTTGTTTAAGGAGGGTTACTTTGCCACCTTTCTGAACTTCATCCTGATGTTGGTTCAGGTGTTGACGAGTAAGGTCAATGTTGACCATATCATTCAACAGCAAACCGGCAGGATAACTTCCAGAAGCAGTGGTTGGAACTGCTACAAGAGCATTTCCGTCGTCCATAGCAGCACCGGAGCCCGCTGTGCTATGAGTAACAACAATGCCTCGTTCGGCAGTTTCATTCATAAAGAACGAAATATCTGTTACTACTTCATGTCTATCTGGTTTAAGAGCCATTATTTAGTCTCCTTTACTTTAAGATATTTGCTAGCAATTAAATCGCTAAGGGCTGCTCTAGTGGTTTCAGATTCATCTTCTGAATCTTCATCACTAGCAGAAAGAGCAACTTCTTCAGAAGCTTCCACTTCTTCAAGAACTTCTTCTTCTGCTACTGCTTCGGCATCGTCTTGTGCGATATCTTCTTCTCCGGATTCGGAAGCCACAGGATTCTTTTTATTCATCCGTGCTTCTTCTTCCTTCTTCTTGTCTTTCTCCTTGTCCTTAGGAGCGACCATTAAAGCGATAGCTTCAAACTGTTCGTCGGAAAGTTCAGCGAACTTTTCTACGGCAGCCTCAGCCTCTTCGCTTTCAAGACCAGCTTCAACCAATTGTGAAATTCGGTTGGCGCGTACTCTTTCAGCTTCAATCTGAGACAATTGAGATTCGAGTTCAGCTTTCGCTGCTTCGACTTCAACCGTCTTAGCTTCTGCTTCTTCAAGTTTAGTCTTAACTTCAGTGAGTTCAGTAGATACTGCTTCTGACTCCGTTTTTTGAGCTTCGATTGTTTCGTCTTTTTCAGCAATTGTTACTTGCAACTCAGCAATCTTGGCGTCATACTCTTTAGCGCCGGCTTGTGAAAGCCTGCTTTCGAGCTCTTTCTTTTCTTCAGAAAGAGAATTAACGGAGGCCTTAAGCTCATCTACTTGATTCTTATAAAAATCGAGATTATCAGCCATTTCTGTCTCCTCTTTTGGTAAAACAGATTGTTGCGCGGCCTGCGAAGATTCAAAAACTGCTAAGCTTCCTTCAGTCGGCGCTACAAAGGGGTTATATTTGTCGAAAATAATACTAGATGGATTGGCAGGCTTATTAACTAAGCCATGACCACAAAATGCAATATTCTTTAAAAGTCTTCCAATTTTATATCCTTGATAAACACCGGTGCCTCCATAAGCTCTCAAATGCTTAGTGAGGAATGCGCTCTCTTCATTTCTACCAAGGGTTTGCATCTGACCTGAGTCTGACGCTAGAGCATAGTCAAAGTCTGTGAATAGACATTCCATTGAAACAAATTTATTGCCAGCTTCTATCTGCTCAATTAGTTCAGTAGTTCTTTCAATTAATTTTGGGTCTGTCCAATGTCTATACATCACAGAGCTTGTTACTATATGATAGGTATCTGGCAATCCTTCAGCCGTCGAATCTTCTTTTACGGTCCGGCCTTGTTCGTCTATAATCCAGTTACCTGTTATGTGTCCAATGATTTCGTTTTCGTCGTGTTCAATATTAAACGGTTTGTCCTCTGGAGTATTGCGTGCGGCCCAAACCTCAGATTTATCGAATACATCATCATTTTTATTCCAGCATGTCGTAACTAAAACAGAGTCTAAGTAATATAGGTCTGACTGACCCTTATTGCTAGCTGCTTGAGTTTTAACGGATGCTGCTATTTTAGATTTTTCTTCTTCGGTTGGGTCGGCAACATTTAGAGGGCAGGTGTATGCTATAGAAGCATTTGCCTGCACTAGTTCTGATATGCCGTCTTCAAGTTCTTTTGCGTATATTCTAATCATATCTTATTATACCTCGTTGACTAATAAAGTATACACCAGATTTATTAAAAATGGCGTTTTAACGGGGTTTAGATTCTGAATATATAACTGCTTGCATACTTCTTGCTTCTTCAAGAGTTGGTTTTCTACCAATCTCTTTCACAAACTCTCCAACCCAGTCATTATAAGACGCAGAAATATGTGATGGGATGGCCTTTGATAGAGCCTTGTGTATATTCTGAGGAGAAGTATCTGACAAGGAAGAAAGATTGTAAAGAACTCCAAACTTTATGCTCTCGGCCTCAGTTGTCTGAGCGCTGCTTAAACTTCTTAGGTCTTTCTTTTTATACATTTCAAGAATAAGAGGGTTTACTATTTTGGAAATTTCTTCTTGAGCTATCTTTGCCTTAGCTTGCGTCACAGCTTTTGTTATAGGATTTACAGTTCTAGATTCTCTTGGTGACTTATCTCTTGAGTTCTTTGGTCTACCTTGGTTTGGAGTATCTGGAAGACCTTCTTTGTTAGGGCCCGGAGCCTTTTTAGTTTGAGCTTCTTTCATTTCCATACCACTCTTTTGTCCTTCCACCTTATCCTCTAGGTCAAGACCAACTTCTGCCGGCGCCACAATACCTGTTTGTAAGGCAATCTTCTTAAGACCTAGGTCTCCATTGGCATCATGATAAGGACTTGCCTTTTCGGGCCTTCTTCCTTTGTCTCTGTCTCTGTCTTCACGCACTATTCTAAGTTTTTCCATATCTGGATTATCACCAAACTTTCTTTGTAGTGTTTCTTCACTAATAAGATT